CAATTAAAAGAATTTATTTTTACAAAGTTAGGTAATGATAAACAACAAACAAACTGATTATATGAAACCGTGCATAAGTTGTAATGATTACTTTTATGCTAGGTGGTCAGATATTTGCAATAGGTGTACAAGATGACTGGTGCAGTTGAATACATACTTATGTGCGAACAATGTTATGAGATTTTTTATAACAAAGACGCAACTAAGATAATTTGCAAAATATGTAACGAAATAGACGACTGGGATAGCGAATTTGAGGAAGAATAAATGATTACTTTACCAGAAACACACGGATCACGTGTAGTCAAGTTTATAGAAAAGTTTTGTGTTCACGGAGAGGGCGACTTTTACGGCGAACCAGTAAGACTTGACGATTGGCAAAAAGCAATTATTTATGAATTATACGAATTAAATAATAAAGGACAAAGAAAATACAGAGAAGCACTAATTGGCACTCCAAAAGGAAACGGCAAAACTGCCATTGTTTCAATGATTGGACTCTACGAACTTCTCGGTACAAATGTGACTTCGCCACTTGTAGCCGTTGCAGCTGCTTCATTTGAACAGGCAAATCTTTGTTTTGGAAATATGCGTACAGTTTGCGAACAAAGTCCATATTTAAGAGATATGGTTGAAACTTATGAAAACGTAATACAAGTTAAAAATGGAAGTGGTCGAGCCTTTAGAGTTGCTGCAAAAGCAGGTACAGCTGATGGGGGACGAAATAGTTGTTTTATAGCTGATGAAATACACGAATGGAATAATATCAACTTAGAGCGTGTTCATTATGTATTGGCTAATAACACAGCAAAGCGAAAAGACGGTTTAGTGTTAAATATTACAACAGCAGGACACGATTTAGATTCAATGGCAGGTCGTATGTATCAAAGAGGATTATTAAAAGAAGCAGGAAAACAAAAAGACGAAGAATTTTATTTTAAATGGATTGGTGCAGGAGAAAGAGATAATCCAAAAGACGAAAAAGTTTGGTTAAAAGTAAACCCGGCAATACAAAACGATTGGTGGCCAGTTGAAAACCTAAGACGTAGAATAAAATCATTACCAATAAATGAATTTCAACGTTATCACTTAAATCAATGGACTAGAACAGATCAAGAAAGTTGGATTGAAGTAGAGCAATGGTTGGCGTGTGAAGATACAGAATTAACATTAAGTCCAGACCGTCCTTTATTTGTTGGTATTGATATGGCTTTAAGACACGATAGTGTTGCAATAGTTTATGGTCAAAAAGATGAAAATGACGTTATTTATGTAAAATCTAAAATATGGCTACCTAAAGATGAAAATTTTATGGATTATCAAGAGATTGAAGCATTTGTTGTTGATTTAATGACAAAGTATAGAGTTAAAGAAGTTGCTTATGATCCGGCGTTTTTTGAACGTTCAGCACAAGTGTTATTAGATAGAGGTGTTCCAATGGTCAACTTTCCACAAACACATTCTAGAATGATTCCTGCGTGTGGTAACGCATTTGACCTAATTTCTAATGCAAGAATAAGGCACGACGGCGATCCAACATTCACAGACCAAGTTATGTCGGCAGCACAAAGGGTAACCGATATGGGTTGGCGATTATCTAAAGGTAGGTCAAAAAGAAAGATTGATAGTTGTATTGCAATGGTAATTATGCTTGACCGTATAACTGCACCAGATCCTTTAGATGATGAACCAGAAGTTGCTATTATAAACTTATGATTAACTATATAACAACAATGCTAGAAGTAGTCGGTGCAGGTCTTATAATTTATGGTGTATATACATTAAATACATCACTTGCCTATATAGTGGCAGGTGCGTTTATTATATTAGGAAGTTATTTAACAATTAGATGAGTTTATTTAAAAAACTAGAAAACAGAGACGCTTCATTAGGAAACCTAACCGATTTGTTGGCACTCCGTGACGGTGGTTTGCAAAACTACACAGGCGAAAAAGTAAACGAAACTTCGGCACTAGGTATATCAGCAGTCTTTTCAGCTATATCACTTATTGCAGATAGTATTGCATTACTACCCCTAAAAACACTTCGTTATGATAGCGCAAAAACTATTTTTACAGATAAACCAAAGTTTTTAGAAAAACCAAATTCAAACCAAACAATGTTTCAAGTTATACACGAAATCATTACATCTATGGCAATGCACGGAAATGCGTTTGTACTTGTTGACAAAGATAGACAAGGGCGACCAATAGCAATGACACCAGTACACCCAGAAAAAGTAAAAGTGGAAATGGAAAATGGTCAAAAGGTTTTTATGCTTATGGGCAACAAAGGTAAGTTTGAAAGAAAGATTACACAGAACAATATGCTTCAATTTATTTGGTATTCATATCCCGGACAACTTGTTGGAATAAGTCCTTTAAGAACACAATCAAATACTTATGGATTAGCTTTAGCAATGGAAAGACATATTGCACAGTTTTATGGTCAAGGTGGTACACCAAGCAGCGTTTTGGAAACAGATAGAGATTTGACAGCAGAACAAGCTTCAGTATTAAAAGAAACTTGGATTGGTACACATAACCGAAATAGAAAACCGGCAGTACTAACAGGTGGTTTAAAATGGAAAGCAATAAGTGCTTCGGCAGGGGACGAGCTTATAAAAGCACGTGAACAAATTGTAAATGAAATTGCAAGGGTATTCAGAGTTCCGGCACATTTATTGCTATCTAAAGACGGATCAAACGTATATTCAAATATTGAAAGTAATGGACTTGCATTTGTAAGGCATACATTACTTCCGTGGATTAGACGCATAGAGGACGGTTTTTCAACACTTATACCGGGTAAACAGTTTGTTAGATTAGATACAGACGAATATGCACGTGGCGACCAACTTAGTAGGGTTAGAGGTTTTCAAGTTGCAATTAGTTCTGGTGTAATGACACCAAATGAAGCAAGGTCGAAAATGGATTTAGAACCCTATGAGGGTGGCGACAAGTTTTATATTGGTTTACAAGGTGGGTTAATTGATCCACTTGCAACACCACAAGGTATAGACCAACACGATCCGACAAACGAAATACCAGAGTAATGCCATATTCAATAATTCATAGCCACCCAGATTGTCTTAAAGAAAGTGGCGAAACAGGTCAATACCAAGTTGGTGGACACGCTGTAGTTAAAGATGATGACGGTACATTAATGGGTTGTCATAAAACACATAAATCTGCACAAGACCAAATTACTGCAATAAATATTTCAGAAGCAGAACAAAATGAATTAGTGATAGAAGCTGAACTAAGAGCAGTTGATAGAAAACCACCAAAGTTTATGCAAGAGAACGCACAACGTGGTTTAGATAATTTAAACAAAGCAGGGGACGGACTTACAGATAAAACAAAGCGTGAGGCACGTTCTATGGCAAACGGCGAAGATGTTAGTGTAGATAAGATTGTTAGAATGGGTGCGTGGCATAAACGACATTTATCCGACCTAGATCGTGAAAAATCAAATCCTAATGATTCAGATACTTACAGAGCGTCCGACGTGGCTTTTTTACTTTGGGGTTCTAATCCTTGGACTAATCCCACACAAGCAGGGGACTGGGCAGATAGAAAAGTTGCACAACTTGTGACTGAAAATGAATTAGAACCAAGAAAAATCTATACAACTAAAAAAACAAAACCAAAAGCAAAACCAAAAAAAATGAAAGGGTATAGATTGCAAAAAGAATTTGATAGTGTAGTTGCTATATCACAAACAATAGACACACAAAAACGTAACACTATTCTTAAAGAAATGGAAAAATTAACAGAAAATAGAAGTTTTACTTTTTCAGCAGTTGAAGAACGCAATGATGACAACACAGATACTTTATTATTTACAGGTTACGCGTCAGTATTCAACAAGCCGTATGGAGTAAGAGACAACAAGGGCGTATATGACGAAACTATAAGTCCGGGTGCTTTTAAGAAAACCTTACAAGAACAAGACGATGTAAGATTTTTAGTGAATCACGACGGTATTCCATTAGCAAGAACTTCAAGTGGAACATTAGAATTAGAAGAAGATCAATATGGCTTATTTGTTAGGGCTGAATTAGATCCAACAAACCCAAAAGTTGCAGAAGTAGCAAGTGCAATGAAGCGTGGCGACTTAAACGAAATGTCATTTGCCTTTGCAGCAGTACGTGATGAATTTAA